GTGATCTTCTTTCTAGTAAACTTAGACGCAGGTACTCTATAAGCGAGTTCTGATTTAGGCCGATCCATACCATCTTGAATAGGACTAAAGAAAAACGGGTAGTTAATTGATATAGGTACAATTTTATCTGTAAACATTTTTTTGGCATCAGATCCTGTTTTAGATAGTACACCAAACCTTGCATCTGTCGAAATCGTAGCTTGATTGACAGTCTCAGCAGAGGACATAAAAGAAAACCCAGATCTTCTGTTTTTAAGATAACACATACCGTAGCATCTCTTATCTGCTTTGCACGCTTCCCAGAATATAAAGAATAATCTATTTGCTTCCCTAAAATCTGGCGCACCTACATCAATTTTACTCCATTGGAGATACATGTAATGAGTACCAGTAATGTAGGTATCCTTCCCATTATTATTAAACCAAAAGCCGTCATCTCTTCGTTTAAACTCTTCGTCAATATAGTCGTGCCATTGTCCTTTCTTTTCTTCTGGATAGTTTTTCCAGTCAAATATGCTTTTAAGTCTTGATAACTCTTTAGGATACTCAAACTGTTTCCACTTTTTTTCTTTGTTGCTGTATACTTCAGTAGTTTTTGGCAGTGCAATTTTAAAGTTTTGTATTTCATATATATCTCCTATTTGACCAGTTCTAGATATAACAACAAGGTCTTGTTCTTTGTTATAACCATATTTCCACTTTTTACCTTTGTTAAGTCTGCTTATTGTGGTTTTTTTTATTGGCTCAACAACTTTAAATAAATTTTGCTCGTACATTATTTTGATCTTCCTTCAGCAAAACCTTTAAATACTTTAACTTCATCTTCAACGTGCTTACCTTCAAGTAAATTTTCTTCTTCTTGTATTCTGTTAAGTATTTCAAAAGCGTCAAATATAGCTAACTTTTTAGTTGCTGCAGCATTTTTTAATCTATCAGCCGATATATCATCGTCAGAATCTACAATGTCTTCTTTGGCAACTTTAATAAGTTCTTCAACTGCTCTGTGTCCAGCTAGGATTATATTCCTTTTCGTTTCCTTGATATTCATATTTAATTGTAATAAAGTGTGAGAACACTCTGTATAGCTTTTGTCCATCGATAATAAACTCGTATTCAGAGCTTGGTCTAAAACCAACTAAATCGTTTTTATCAACAGTTCCATCGCTATACTCAACTATTCCCATAAGTGGTTTTTCTACTTCTATATTGAGTTTGTCAATAGATTCTATAGGTTTTACAAAACAATATCCTTTTGGAGCTGACCATTTATTTTTTCTTTTATATAAAAATATTTGATCAGTATCTATAATATACGTGTTTTCGTCAAAATAACTTTTGCTATTTCTTTCAACACCGTGAACATCATTCCAACGTCTAAAAACATTATGATGAACCACAACTATATCTCCTGCTTGTATATCTGTTTTACCTATTATAGGTGTGCTAATAACTTTAGCTAATCTATTTACATATTGATGACTGTATATCTCTGTGTTTAATATAAGTTCTGAGCCATCTACATCTTTAGTGTTGTTGTATCTTTCTCCTAAAGGTTTTACAACAAAGTTGTAAATACTCTTCATTAGTATTGTAAATTATATTCTACAGATACAGCCATGTTTTTATTAAAGTCTTTCCAAGGTAAAACATCTTTTCCTTTTTTAATATAAACACTAAACTTATCTTGTTCTTCTATAATATCACATATAGTATGACCACCATACACATCTTGCCCAACGGCATAGTGCATGGCGTCATTCTTGTAATCTTTACCTATTGATATTTTACGAATCAGCTTGCTCATCTGATATGTATTTTATTTCACCATCATCAACATTTACTTCACATTTTCCATATGCTTTCTCAATACTCTCTTGAAATAAAGTAATTTCATCTTGAATTTTCGCTAAAGCGTGTAGTATTTTATGCTTTCTCATTGATAATTGACCTAGCTGCAGGTGACCGTTGTTTGTTTGTCCAACTAGTTCTTTCATCTTGGTTAACTCACTTGGTTGTATGTGTGTTGGTAGTTCAGTTTTCTTTTTATTTTTTGCCATTTTTATTTAATTTAAGTTAATTTAATTGTATTATTACTATTACACGTTATAGTGTATATTTATAGTGAAGTAGTATCTTCCACGTACCATTCTCCATCAACATCATTTAGTATTGTTAAAAACTCATCATTTGTATATTCGGTTTTACCATACAAAAACGATGGTTTGTCTCCATCATACTTAAGAAAAGTTTTTGTGCCTATTCTATTATACCTAAGTGTATTTGCAGAAGTTTCGTGTACTTTAGAATAATCTACATCACTTACTTCATCTCTTGTTATTACTACGTATGTTTTCATATTAAGGTGTGTCTGAGCTATCTATATCGTCATTATTATTTATTGTTAAAGTAAACGCTGTGTCAAGATCTGATACTAGTTCCTCATCTGCATCTTCATAACTTTCCATTGTGTAATACGCTACTATTCCTGAATGACGAGACTCATCTTTAGGTGATCCTGAGTTATATATAGTTGACACTTCAGATGCTGACAACACGTCGTTAAATATAGCTATATCGTTCATGTGACCATTAAAAAAAGCATTGTTTTGTATACTATTTCTACCAAATGTCATCAGAGCTGGATCTGCTGCGTCATTCCAAGTATGATTTATAGCATCTGTATCTGTTTGCGATCCGTCTACGTACAACCTAACAATGTTTAAAGCTGCTGTGTTAGATCCAGAAAGCCAAGTCATTACAACGTGATGCCATTGTCCGTCATTTTCTAAACCACTACCCGAATCAGCTAAGTTAGCAGTGTTGCCTAGCTTAACGTTACCTCTGATTTTACCTGCAGCATTTTGCCAAAGAATATTCAGTTGATTACTAGTTCCTGATTCAGCGGTTATTTGCCATATAATTCCATTAGAAGACATTGAGTCTAACTTAACCCATATACTAACAGAACCTGATGTTTCTAACGCGGCGTCAATAATCTCTTCACTAGGAGTTGCTGATAAAAAATCATTTGAACCGTCAAAGTCAAAACTTATATCGTCAGCAAAAGAAGAAAGATCGTGGTCATAAGCATAAAACTCAGTCATTGCGTGAGGCGTGTTGCCATCAGGTCTATCGCCAGAAGCATTATCTGTATTTATTGTAGCTACAGTACCATCAGACAAGTCTTTAAGACTAGATGTGGTTGTTGCACTAGCATTATAAGTATTAGTAGCTAGTTCAGCTCTAATACCAGCAAGGCTTAATGCACCACTACTTGGAACAGCCATTGCACATTGCTTTTAATTCATCAATTTGTTTTTGCTGATCTTTAACAGCTTCTATCAGATAACCTACTAAGTTACCGTAAGCAACGCCTAAAGTACCTTCAGTGTCGTGTACTAATTCTGGTGCTACCTTTTGTATTTCTTGTGCTATAACTCCAGAACTAGGTAAGCCAGTATCTTTTCTAGTAAAGCTAACACCTCTCATATCTAAAACTTTCTTACCATCTAAAGTTTCTATATTATCTTTTAATTTTCTATCAGAAAAAGCTATTACATCTGCAGAACCTGTTATTGTACTACCCACATACAACTTCTTAGCTATACTAGCACCACCTTCGCATCTTAAAATACCAGTGTCTCCAGTAGCATTACTAGAGTCCGTTGTTCCAGTTATATCAAGAATACCAGACATAGTTAAAGCATCTACTCCAGTTAAAGCTCCACTTATATCAGCTGCTCCGTTTATGTCTAGACTTGTTGCGGTTACACTACCTGCAAAAGACCCGTTACCTGAAGAATCTAAAACAAACTCTGTATCACTACCTAAATCAGCAGAGCTAGCTATTTTAAAATTATCACTATCACTATTGTCTATACCAGTAACCCATCTTTTAGTGCCTGTAAGTAAGTATTGAACAATCGCATCTCCAGTACCATCATTTTCAACTGTTATACCAGAACCAGTGCCTGTTCCAGTACTGTTTTCATAAACATGTAAGTTTGATACAGGCGTGATTCCTATACCTACATCACCACCTCCAACCGTTAGAGCGTTAGAAGAGTGTGTTAGAGTTACATCTCCATTGTTAAAATTTATAACACTGCCTGACGCAACAAACAAGTCTGAAAACATCAAGGAAGATGTACCTAACGATACTGCATCGCTAACATGAGGTGTTAAATCGCATATTAATCTCATATTTTATTTAATTTAATTTTTATTAATCTACTTT